TCATAAGCTGCGATTCCTAAGCCTTCTAGCCCGCTTTTCAGTATCGTAACTTTTCCCTGTAAATTATCATTCATTGTAGCCGCCATATCTGCCGCTGCACCGTCACAGTCTGAAATATAGCCGCTTAACTCGTCGAAGCGCTCCCCGCTGTTTGCCAGCAAAGCGTTTACGCTCTTAAGGTCTACTTTATTGAAGATACTATTAAGTACTTCTGTCTGTTCTCCCTGGGTCATTGTTCCCAGGATTCCGTTAAGGTCGTTAAAGGTTTCATTTAACGGGCGCATGTTCCCGTTTGCGTCGAATACCTGTAAGCCCAGCGCTTCCATTTGCTTTTTAGCTTTATCTGTAGGCGCTGTAAGGCTTAGAATTACATTTCGTAACGCCGTTCCGCCTTCTGCTCCCTTTACGCCGTTATCTGCGAAAATACCTAATACGGTATTCATTTCGACCACGCCGCCCGCCAGGTTCTTAGCAGTTCCGCCTACCGTTAGAATCGCTTCGCCTAACTGCTGTACGTTTGTATTACTTTTCTGCGAAGTCTTCGCCATTTTGTCAACGAAGCTTTCCGTAGTCCCGGCTGCGTCCCCTAGTGCGCTCATGCTGTCCGTAACCATATCGGAAGCTGTCGCTAAATCCATTCCCCCGGCTGCTGCAAGGTTAAGGACTGTCGGTAACGTCTCTATGGACTTGTCCGCGTCATATCCGGCAAGTGCCATATAGTTAAGTGCTTCTGCTGCCTGTGTTGCCGAAAACTGTGTAGTTGCTCCCGCTTCCTTCGCCGCTTTCTGCAATTTGTCAAATTCTTCGCTTCCGGCTGCTATTTCCTCTGTCGTGATTCCCATAGTAGCCGCTACCAGGGTCATTCCGCTTTCAAAATCCGAACCTACGCCAACTGCTGCCGTCGCAAGTGTCTTTAAGCCATTAGCCAGGGCTTTAACGCCATTTATGATAGCGCTGGATATTAAATTAGCTTTTATAATATCGCCCAGGCTTACCGTTTTCTTCCCGGTTTCGTCCATGTTGTTTCCGGCTGCTGTTATTTCCTGTCCGAAAACCGTCCATTTCTTACCTGTGCTGTTTAATTCTTCTTCGGTTCGTTTTAGTTCTGTTTGTTGGTCTGCTAAGGCTGCCCGCGATTCATTAACCTTGATAGTATTTTTTGCTATCGCGTCTTCCTGTTTCTTAACCGCTTTTTCCGCCTTAGCGTGTTCCTCTCCTGTTTCCTCTAGCTGTGCCTTTAATTTTTTACTTTCTTCGCTGTCTTTACCTGTCGTCTTAACGCTTTCTTCGTAAGCCTTGGTAAGTTCCGCTACCTTCTCTTTTAACTTCTGCTCTTTTTCCTGTAACTCTGTAAGCTTCTGCTTCTGGTCTGCTAAATGTGACTGCTGAAGCTTAATAGCGTCCGTCTGTAGCTTTATCTTAGCCGTTAACTCCGTCTGCTTAGCCTTAAGTAAATCGGTCTGGCTGCCTAACGCCTTCGCCTGTGCCGCTTCTACTTTGTATTCGCTGGTTACAAGCTTCATTTGCGTAAGCATTGACTTCATTTGACTGGTAAACTCGCTTGTATTAGCCCCTATTCGTAGACTAGCACCAGCCATTTATATAACTTACTCCTTCGCTTGCGTTTCTCTGTCATATTCGACTTGAAATACAACGTAGTCCAAAAGGTCGCTTAAGTCCGATTCTAAACAGTCCTTATAACTGTTTCGCATATTCTTAATACATATCTGTAAAATATTATCCAGGGCGTTTCTGTACGTTTCCCATATTTCTTCCTGGGAATGTTCCTCGATATAACCATTTTCCCGGTCGTATTCGTCGAAGGCGCTACCCTGGTCTTCTACTTGCTGGCTGCCGTTCAAAAGGTCGCTTATGTTCCGTATCTTTTCATTTACGGAAGCGTCCACGATTTCAGCTACCGCCTTAAATGTACTAATAACTTCTGCTACGTCCAGTTGTTCTATTTCTTCTTCCTCTATCCTGTCATTAAACACTACTCTGATAACAGCAGAATACAGGTATAATAAGTCGTTTTCGTCTTCGGTTTTGCTTATCAACTCCATAAGCTGTATGTACCGCCTGTAAGCGTATGTCGTGATACTGTAGAAATGCTTAAGTTTCCCGCCGCATTTGATACAGGTATCAATTAAACTTGTGAACTCAAATTTTTTTTTGCGTCTTTCGCCTGTTCTGCCAAACGTTTAATAATGTTCGCATTGATAAGCGCAAAGTTAAAAATAATCTGTGATACGTCCGCAAGTTCCGCGTTTGCTTCCTCAAAAGTAAACTGATTATCATAGATTTCTACAATCGCTTTTACCATGCGGTCTAAGTCGTCGTCTGTGTATGTCTGCTTTTCCGGTGTTACCAGGTCGTCGTATACTTCCCTAAACGCCCGGTATTTCTTTCGCCCGATTTTTCCGCTTTCGTACTCTTTACCGCCTACGGTAATAATATTTGTCTTTAAGGTCTTTGCGGTTTCCTCTGCCTGGATGTTGGTATTATTCATAATTTCCGCGTTGATAAGCGAGAAATTAAGAATAATACTGCTGATTTCGTCTAAGCCGTCGTCTGCTTCCTCAAAAGTGAACTGATTCCCAAACACCAGTACAATAGCTTCTATCATGCTATCTAAGTCATCGTCGCTAAAGGTCTGCGCTTCCTTCTCTTTTCCTAACAGGATTTCGTATACTTCCGCAAATTTTCTATATTTTTCTCTTGTGATTTTTCCGCTTTCGTATTCCTTACCGTTTAAGCTGATTTTCATAATATAACCCTTTCTGTAAAGGGTGTCAGATTCTGACACCCTCTCATTTTATTAGTGTCCTGTTTCGCTTTCCGCTTTCGGTACTTCCTTATACTCCTGGACTTCGCTAAACCATGCAGCGATAGCTTCTTTTGCTGTCGTGTGTTCTTCCAGTAAGTTACTTTCGTCCACGATAAGGGCGTAAAGCTTCTTTTTTTCTCCCTCTATAGTATCTTCTTTCTTTCTGGCGTAGAAAGTGAAGGTAATCTTAATTGTTTGGGCTGTCTTTTTGTCCTTAACCGTTTCGTATGTAACGTCCGGGTGTTCCGCTTTTCCACAATAGTACCAGCTAAATTCGTACTTGCCGTTCCCCTGTTTTGCCCGGAAGCCTAACGCTACTTCTTTTGCCTTATCCCCTTCCGCTTTTGCCAGAAAGCCGTATTTATAAAGAGTATCAAACAGTAACGCATAGTCTCCCGGCGCTAATCTGTTTACCTCTAATTCAATTTCTGTTTTTTCGTATGTCTCTACGGTGTCTTCTACCTCGTCGTCGCTGTAGGTATACTCGACGCTAAAGGTATCTTTTACTGTTGCTGCGATTGCCTTAGCAAGTCTTACTGGTACGTCCGCTGCGTATACGTCTTCGTCGTTCGTTGTGACTGCTGCTACGCAAATGTCTTTTAAGCCTACCAGGCGGCTTCTGGTAATGGTTTCTTTATTTTCCTTTACTGTTGCCATGTTTTAATTTTCTCCTTCCACATTCATAGAAAAGTAAAAGCGCGCTGCTTTATGATAGATTCCTGTTTCTACTTCGTACTGGTCGTTTCCGGTAAAATAGGTAAAGCCCGCCTTTTTCAGCAGCTTCTTAACCTTCTTTTTCAGCTTAAAGCAGTCTTCTTTACTCCATATATCAACCTGTATGTAATATTCTTCGTTTTCGTTTGTGTCTTCGCTGAAATCTATATCTTCATCACTCATAAAATAAAATGTTATGTGTGTATCGTTTATATCCTGGTTATACCAGCCTTCTTCCGTGTGTACCCCTGTTATCCCTATCACTTCCGCTATAAACTCGGTTAAGTCCAGGTCTTCACTGTTGGGGTATTTCGCCAGAACTTTATTAAGCTGTTTTTTTTCTTCTTCGCTCAAAAGTGCCATGCTTATTCCCCCAGCTTTTCCTTTAATGTCTTTTCGTATTCTTCTTCTGCAATTTCCTTTAGTGCCTGGTATGTCGGTCTGGCTGCGTCTAACATAAAATGTTTAGGCTTGTGCATGGTCGTACCCCATTCATGGAATTTCATATAAAAGAACGGGGAAGTATCGCCCCTGTCCCAGCCCACCAGTTCGCCGTAGTTCCCGCTTTGCGTCGTTCCCTTCTTCGGCACATTGTCCGCCGCGTGTTGCCCGGTTCTGCTGCCTTTTCTGCCGGATTTCATAGGGTTACTGCTGTATGCTTTCTTCCGTATCTGTCCTTCCGCTTCCTGTAAGCCGATTTCGCCAGCCCGTTTTATGATTTTCTTGTTTAGTGCCTTTAGTTCTGATTCTGTAGAAAGTCTTTCTATTTCCTTCTGCATTTCATTCAGTCCTAAAAACTCCATTGAAATATCAAAACTCATACTATTTCCTGTGCCTTTATCACGATTTTTCTACGTTTATACTTTCCGTAGTCTGCCGCGATAATGTTAAACACCCTTTCGCCCCATTTAACCCGGTATTCCTTTGTATTTAAGGCTTCCAGTTTTAAGCAAAATCTGGTTTCAAAATTCACTACGTTTTCTAATTTTGCTTCCAGGGCGCTATATAACTCTTTTCCGTACAGGCTCTTTACATCACACCAGCACTTATGATAGTCTTCCCAGGTTTCCACTGGTCTTCCTTTTTCTACTGTCTTTTTACGTTTTTGAATTACTAAATACATAATCACGCCCCCACATTCGCCAGCTTGTCTAATATGGTTTTTGTGATATTATCGGTTTTTGTGTTGCTTCCTACCGTAGTAGAACGCACTTCGTACATATCGCTTACGATTTTCTTTAGAAGAAGGGCGGCGATTCTCCGCCCTTTTTCATATTCTTCGTCGCTTTCGTAGTTCGCCTTGTCCTTATATCCAGTGCCTACGCAACTATCTATATAGGCTTCGGCTGTCAAAATAAGCCCGCTTATTTCCTCGTCGTCTTCGTCGTAGCTTACCCTTAAATAGTTCTTCGCCTGTTCAAGCGTTAATAATTCTGCTGCCATTTCCTACCCCTTCCGGGACGCATTAGGCAGCCGGGGTAAATTCTACCTTGAAGTCTGCCCTGTCGTCCAACTTCTCACAGTCAAAGCGTTCCTGTACCTTAAGCGCTGTTTCATCAGATTCAAAGAATACAGACTTATCTGTAGACACTGTGTAGCCCTTTCTTTCAAAGAACTTAACCAGTGCATACAGGTTAACCACGTAAAATACTGCCTTCCCGGTCGCGCTTGCTGTTACCGCTTCGTCGCTCAAAGTGATAAGCTGGCGGTTCTGGAAGTAGTCTTTACCGTTTACGGTCTTTACTAAATCCAGGTTTCTACCGTTCTTATCTTCCTGGGACTGCAAATATACATAACCTGTAAGGTTTGTGATAACTACAGTCTTTGCGCGAAGTGTCGGTAATACGCCGTCGATTACCTTCTTAACGCCGCGCCAGTCAGTAACACCTGTAGATTTGTCTACCGCGTTTGCTTCGACAATCTGTAAAATCTCGTCGTTTTCGCTGTTAACGCCCGCTTCCGCAAAATCCGGCTTAATAACATCCTGGACGATATTAACGGCTTCGTCTTCCTGTAAGTCGTTTGCAATCGGAACTAACGCACCGTAGTTCTCGATATTGTAGTTAATATCCTCTGTATTCGCTGCTTCTCCGGTTAATTTTGTTCCAGATTTGTACTTAGTAAGCTTTTTGCCGCCAATCTTTGCAAAAGGCATTTTTCCATGGTTTGAAGTTGCACGTACAATGTGGCAATGTTCCTTAAGGCTCGGGAATCCCTCGCGCAATACCTGGATGTCATTTACAAACTGTTCCGGAAGGATCGCGGCGTTATTGTCGATAGTAACGGCGGCTCTTTCTTCTTCTGTAAGTGCTTCGTTGCCTTTAAGTGCAAATTTAACGGCTGCTCTTAACTCACTTACCGCGGAAGCTGTACGCTTTTCTTCTTTCTTGTGCTTCTGCCCTCTTAATTCCTCTTTTTCCTCGTCGTCTTCTGCTTCTCTTACAGCAAGTAAGCGCTGCAATCTTCTTTTTTCCTCTAATGCCGCTTCTGCCTTATCCGCGTCGCGGCTTTCCAGGTAGCCGTTAATCTCCTCTGTTTTCTTTCCGATTAACTCTCTGATTTCCTGTACTGTCATTTCTTAAAACTCCTTTTCGTTTTCTTCCCTAAGCTGCATAAGCCGGGCTTCCATTTTTAATTTTTCTAATCTCTTTTCTTCTTTTGCTTCTTCTTTTACCTTCTCAAAGCTTCTACAGCTAATTTCTGAACTGTCATAAGCTGGGAATGTGCAAGGGCTTACTTCCAGCAGCACCGCTTTTACTACGCTTCTTTTGTAAATTTCTTCGCCTTCATGTACTACTTTGCTCCACCTGTCTTCCTGGCAGATAAAGCCGAAGCTGCTACCGTCTACATCCCCGCGCTGTACGCTCTCTTTTACGTCATTTCCCCAGGTATTGTTAGGTAAATCAATGTCATACGCTAACCCTGTGGTATCTGCCGTATTGAAGCGTAAAGTATCGGTTTTTGTGCTTCCTAACGGTCTGCTTGTATCGTGATTCCATAAGGCTTTTATCTCTTTCCCCGCTTCTTTACAGCTATTTAAGCTTTCGTCGAAGCAGCCCGCCGCGATTTCCTCTAAATATTTGTCGCCCCAGCGGTCTACTATCAAAACAGGGGTATTGTATTTAACTGCATATCCGCCGATTGTCCGGCTGTCTTCTCCCTCTGCTGCCGCTCTTACTTCCAGGGCGATTCCCTGGCACTTCCGGCAGTAATTACGAATTTCCGGGCTTTCTCCTTCCGTTCCTCTATTCGTTGGCATTGCTCCCGCTCCCTTCTTCTTTTTTGCCTATGTCTTTTAGCTTCAAAACTCCGGCATTTACTATTAGTTCATCCCCATCCGCCAGCTTCTGGCGCTGTAGTTCTAACCTTGCTTCGTTTGGGGTGTAGATTCCATTAGAAACATAAGCACAAAGTATCTTTTGCTGTGTTTCTGCCGAAGTCCTCAAAATCACATTCGTATTAAAACGCGTTTTGTAGCCCTTGTCCCGTTTCTCTTTTGTTAATGCGCTCCATGTAGTTTCCTGTTCTATGGATTCAAACAGTATTAACAGTGTGTCAATTAAAAAGCTTAATTGCTGCTGTTCCAGGGAATTATTATTAGTGTCCTTAAGGTCGTTAAGCTGGTGCATTTTGATACCAAAAAGCGCCGCTATCTGGCTTATAGACATTCTTCTAATCTGTTCGTACTGCGCGTCCGCCAGTGACAAATTGATAGGCTGCACACTAAAGCCCGCTGGGACTGTAAAAATACGTTTCCCTTTGCTGTAAAGCCGCCCGAATTTCTCTTGCGTCTTCCTTAACTCTTTTTCGTCCTTAATGTCAGACGTAAGCTGTACTACCAGCTTATTAGTAAGCCCGTTATCGTACAGCGTATTAAGGTAATTCTGCGCCTTTATCTGCCCTTCTATCGTGCCTTTCACAATTTCCCTAATCGGTTTTGTGTTGATTCCGTCCATTGTAAAGCCCTTGAATATAAGCAAGTCTTCATAAAAGCCGGAATCTGTAAAGCTGCTGCCTACAATCCTGTAATCTACTAAAGCCTTGTGCCTAAGCTTCGATTTTAATAACCCCGCGTCGTCTACCGTGATTCCTTCCACCGTACACGGGTACAGCGCTTCTATTTCTCCGTTTCTTCCGTACTGCTTCGCAATCGCGCTAATACCTTCGTGCTGCCTGGTGGCTTCTACCGCCTTCCACATGTCAATAGCTGTCATGTATGGGTTAGGGCGAAGGCTTAACAGTTCGTTTAGTCTTTCTTCTGTTGCCCTTCTTATTCCGTTTTCTGTGTCTTGCACCAGGTAAAGCGGCGTTTTTGCTACCGCTTCCGATAACTGCTTAATACATGTAAAGTACGTCGCTTCCCTCATAGCTGCCGCTGGCTGCTCTGAATCTATCCCGAATACCTTTAGGAATATCTTTTCTTCATCCGTAAGCGTTATGCTATCGGTCGTTTCTTCCCTCTTTTCCAAAAAATCTAAAAACATTACTTCTTACCACTCCTAACCAGCATAACCGCCGCTACCAGCATTTCGCCGCTTAGTAGATATAACCCCGCGTGTTTGCTTATGTCATACGTTACCGCAAAAGCAATAACCAGGGCTGCCACTAATAGCGCGTCTGCGACTATTAACCTTTTATTTTTTATCTGTTTTATTCTCTTAAGCATTTTCTACCTTCTTTACATAGCGTCCAGGTATTCAACCGGGTTATAATGTTCAATACCGTTTTCTTCGATACACAATAGTAAGCCCATAAGCATAGCTATAATGCCGTCTATCTTAAATTTCGATTTCTTCTTACTGTACTTCACGCCTAACATTTCGTCGTAAACCGCTATACAGTTCTTAGCCATGAACCGGAAGCACTCATTTTCTGCTATGATGATTCTTTCATCTACTAACAGGTTTTCAAAATCATTTATAACCTGTGTCATGGTCTTCGTTCCCTGTCCTAACGGTATTACTTCCCAACGGTCTTCCAGCCTGTTAATAATCGTCTGGCTTCCCCACTGGTCGAAGCCTATTTGTTCTATCCTGTACGTTTCGTCCAGTTCCGTAGCATGGTCTAAAAACCTATCGAAGTTTATGTATTTTCCGTCAAGCGCTATTAAATCGCCTTTCTTTATCCAGTATTCATAAGGGTTATTATCCTTATGCTGTCTGTATGCTACGGTTTCTTTCGGTGTGTACAGATACGGAACGACTATAAAGCGCCCCGTAGTTTCTTCGTAGAATACCAGGACAAAGCCCGTAATATCGTTCTTACTGGATAAATCCAGCCCGCCCCAGCATTTCCAGCCTTTTAGGTCTTCTGTATCTACCTTTTTCGTGCATGTGTCCCATAAATCCATATTGATAGCGCCTTTTTCATGGTCTAACGCTACATGCTGGTTTAGGAACATTCTTCTAAACATGTTTTCCTGTAATGGCATTAACCTAATGCGCTTTGCGTAGTTCGCCAGGTCTTCCAGTTTCCTAAATACCCCTAATGCCGGGTTTGATTTATACCACTGGGCTTCGTCCTCTACGTTACAGTCTTTGTCCGCTTCATATATCCGGTAATAAAAGCTAGGGTCGTTTACCTCTCCGGCTTCTATCTTTTTCGCCATTGTGTAAAGCTGCATTTCCGGGTTTGCTGGGTCTTCCCCGCTGGAAGCTGTCGTAATTGTCATTATTAACGGTTCATCCCATGCACCTTGTCCGGTTCTAAGCTTTCCGTACATTTCGTCGTTTTTTGCCTGGTGTATCTCGTCCAGGACTGCCACATAGTCGTTAAAACTATCCGCATTATCCGCGTCAGAAGACAGTACCATAAGTTTATTACCGTTGTCCTTCCGTACAATGGTTTTTGTACTGCTCGTTATCTTGCAGTACCGCCTTAAGGTCTTATTTGTCTTTATGAAATGTTCTACAGTTGCGTATAATTCCCCCGCCTGTTTCGTCGTATTTGCTGTTAAAATAAAAAGCGCGCCGAAGATATGCCGCTGACAGAAGAACAAATACACTACAATGATTGCCGCTAAGAATGATTTACCATTTTTTCGCGGTATGTTTATATGTGCTTCTCTATGTTTGCGCTTGCCGTCGCTTCTTCTCTTTACACAAAGAATTTCGGTTATAATCTCAAACTGAAATTCTAGTAATTCAAATTGCCGGCTTGCGCCCCTGTCATTAGTCAACTTCGACACGAACTTAAATACTTTCGTTGCTTCTTCAACGTCGTAATAATATTCTTCGTTGTCCCACTTCTTTTGTAACTTTTCCAACCAGGAAGCTAATAGCAGTTCCTTTTTAATCATGCGCTACCATTCCGTCTAATTCCGGGTCTATGCCGCTCTCCGAAGCGTTCCCGGCTTCCTTCATCCGCTGCCGCGCCGCCGGGGTTAACCCCAATTCCTTAGCCCATGCCCTTAATTCTGTTTGCGCTTTGTTTGCTATGCTTACTTCTGGTCGTTGCTGCTCGTAGCCGTTGTCCCCAACAAGCATACTGTAGCCCTTTTCGTCTATAATCTGTTCGCACCGTTGCCACTTTGCATAATTGATACAATAGGCTTCCAGTGCCTTTAAGTCTTTGTCTGTAAAATCTTTTCCTTCTTCCGCTAAAATCTTGGCTACTCTGCGCCATTCCTTTTTAGCGGTATCATTTAACCACTTCGGGCATGGTTTAGGCTTATTTTTTTCTTTTTCATTTTCTTCTTTTGCCATACTTCCACCTCATGCACTCCCCCCTATAGTAAAAATTGCCGTTTTTTTTCAAGCAAAGTTGAACTCGGGACTTTTATTTTATGTTTTTAAGTTTTTATATCCCCCCTGTCAGAATGAACTCCCTATAGAACCGTTCTAACATTTCGTATAAAATCTTTTGCATTTTCTTCTTTGCCTTATAGCTGCGGTCATACTCCTTATGTATGCGCCTATGGTTCGCTTCGCTTAGTCCTATCACGTTCGCCGCGTCCAGTCTTCTAGCCCAGGCTTCCGTTATCTCTTGTATGTGGTGGTAGTTCTCCGCGTCTATAATTCTTCCAGTCGTATAGTATTCGTAAATGTCTATGCCTAGCTGTGCTGCTGCCTGGGCGGCTCTGAACTGCTCCCAGGCTTTGCTATTATAAAACTGCTGCCGCCTGGCTTCCTGTTCGTCCCTCATGCGACGCTGCTTATATTCTCTGTACTTCTTCCTGTCCGTTTCCCTGTGCTTATCACAGTACTTAACCCCGGCTTCTACTACCTTGTGACAGCCTGGATAACTGCATAACTTCTTTATCATGTGCCGCCCTTCTTTCGGTTAGCGCTGCCCTGGATTTCATGCAGCGCCGGAGGTTTAGGACAAACAAAAAAAGAAGAACCAGACAAAGGGGTTGTTACCTCTGTCTAATTCTTCTTGTGCTTGTTCCTTAATATTACCATAAAGTTTTTATAGTTTCAACCGCTTTTATTTGATTTACCCATATACTTTTAAGAGTTTTAGGGTAGGAAAAAGGCTACCAGCCGTAGCCGATAGCCCATATATGTTACAGTGCCAATTTATATAATACCAACTGATTAAGGCTTACGCCTTCTTCCTCTGCCTGGATTGCTAACCGCTGGTGTAATGATTTCGGAAGTCGTACATTAAACTTCCCGCTATAGTTCTCTGTTCTTTCCGGCAGCGGGATAGGTAATTTATTTTCTAACTTAACCTCTAAATATCCTTCCATAGCTTCGTTAAGATTTTCGTACAATTCTTCCAACGTATCGCCTGTACTCTGGCAGCCGTCCAGTTCTAAGATTTTCCCGTAAAAATAATGCCCGCTTTCGTCGTTCATTTCCTTTACGATTCTTGTATATGGCAGTTCCATATAATCCTTTACTTCCATTATGTCCTACTCCTTTCTATTGCTCTTTTATATTATATCCAGGTTAGGGGATTTACTCCCCTATCCTGTTAAGTATGTCTACTATGTACGCCTTCTTTAATGGGCTTTCCTGTTTGATTGTGGTAAGGTCGCCTGTCTCCTTGTTCAAGTACTGTTTGTGGCTTCCTTTCTGTCTTACTCCTTCGTAGCCGTAAGCCCTTAGTACTTTGTCAGCTTCTTCGGGGCGTATGCCGTTCGGCTGTCTTTTCATTTTTTCAATTATCTTTTCTACGCTTGGCACTTTGTTTATCTCCTTTCTGATATTATAGTACCATATTTAGTACTATAAGTCAATTCTTTTTTGCATGTTTTTTATACTTTCTTCTGGTACAAAGTCCATGCAATCGCCGCCAGTTATTAGACTTGTCCGTATTTACTGCTGCCAACTGCTGCCGCTTCCGGCTTCGTTCTAATTGTTTCTTTCTGTCTCTTCTTTTATAAAACTCTGAAAAACTGTTTACAATCTGTCTTCCCGCTTCCTGTATTGCTTTCGCTATGCGTCCGAACGCTTCTACTACTGCGTTCCATTCTTCCGGCGTTCCATTCCATTCTTTCGGTACTTCTGTCATTACTTCCCCTTTCTTTCTACCACTGTAAGACTTATCGGCTCTATCATATCTTCCAGCAGTACATAATATGGTTTTTTGTTTCCTGGCGCTGCTTTCAGATTCACATAGGGGAAGTGTACGAAGTACGCCAGTATTTCCATATCCGGGATATTACGCACTTCCTTAACCGTTCCAATCTTCCCCAGGATATGCTTAATATGCTTCTGCTTTACTCCCACTTCCTTAAGCCTGGCTTCGGTGCATGTTACCCGCACCTTCTGACCTTTTCTAATTTCCATTTTGTCACGCTCCTAAATCCACGATTCTACTACGCTTTTGTGATCTTCTCTATTCCTTCCAAAAGGCAGCATAGCCGGGAAGCGCTTTGTAATATCTTCCCGGATTTCCTCTACGGTATTCCTGGTTATAATAATATTCGTCGGCGCTGTCCCTTCAAATAACCGGGCTACGCATTTGTCCGGGTAATCATCCGGGCGATTGAATACGCATATAATAGGCTGCTTTAATTCGCTTGTGTCTACATCTGCAAAGCTTTTAACTTCTGTTGTTTTCATTCTCTCCGCCCTTTCTTGCTGCCAGCTCACAGTTAATAACGATTTCCTGTAAATTATAAAAATCGTCTTCGCTTATGTATTCCCTTAAGTTGAATAAATCCGCTATAAGAATTGCTGTAGCTTCCGGTATGTCTACCGCTTCGTCGTCTGCTGCCGCCTGGTCTTCATCTGCTCCCGTTTCCGGTTCATTCATTGCACCCGCAAGCCCTTGTTTTTCCTGGCTTTGCGGTTCTTTCGTAGTGTCAGATTCTGACACCTTTTTAGACGTTTTCTTAATTGTGTTTTTCAGTGTTTCCACTACTCCAAAATATCCAGCTTCTAGCATAGCTTCCAGCAGTTCCATTAAATCATAGTCCCTAAGATAGTCTGTATACTGCCTATCGTCTCTTTCCAGGTGGAAGCCCCGGTTATCGAAGTACACCGTATAGCCTTCGCCTTCATGTTTGAAGCTAAAGCTTGTCTTCCCCGGTGCATACTTGCCGTCTTCGTAGCAAAGCTTCTTTCTGTAGTTCTCAATGATATTTAACAGGGCGTTAATTCCTCTGCTGCCTTTGTAGGATTCTATGAAGTCCTTACTAAACGCCCCGGAATGAAGGATAGCGGTAATATAGCAGCTATACGGAAGCCCTCTAGGCGTATAATCTGGATTTAATACACCGTCAATTTTAAAATGTGCTGTATCGGTCTTTATACTACGCCCGCCTGTTACTTCCGGGTAGTCGTCTAAATCCTGCTGCATTTCTACTTGTTTTTCCGGTTCTTTATCCGATACCGGGTACAACTCATTAACCAACTGCACAAAACGCGTCCAGGTTATTTCCTCTGCCCCGTCAAGCCTTACGCCCCTTATACTACAATTATAATCTACGCCGTCGCTATTTCCGCCCGTGTGGCTTCTTCCCAGGTGTTCTATACATGCTTCCTTAAGCTTGCTTCTGTCTCCGTCGTATCGCTTCGCGTGTGCTTCGTAGAATTTCTTTACGGCTGCTGGTGTCGGCTCTTTTTTCTTCTTTTCTTCCTCTACCATTTTCTTAACTTCGCCGCTCAACATTCCCCCGGATTCTATTACTTCCTTCTGTTTTTCCTCTGGCAACCTGGAAGTTTCATAAGCCGTTGTAAAATTCATTTTTCCATTCTTAAAGGCTTCCTTTCCTTCCTCGCACAAATTATTATTAATTTTTTCTATTTGTGCCGCTTTTCCGGTCGCTATGCCTACAGCGCTTGCTATGTAATCACGCATTTTCCCCTTTATCTGCACTTCCTCGGATTTCTTCGCCGCTATCAGATACTTCTTAAACTCTGCTACGCCTTCCGTTAATTCCCAATCGCTTAAGCGTCTGCTAAAGATATTCGCGCTATGCAGCGTAAGCATAAACATAGTTTCGGACATTTCCTTTATTTTGCAGTCAATCAGCTTAAAACTGTCGTGTCCGCGCTCGATATTAAGGACTGCTGCCGCCGTTCTCCTATGCCCTACTATAATTCTGTCCTGTCCCGCTACCCGTCCTACTATAACTTCCTGTAGCTGCCCCACCAGTAACATATTATCCGCCAGTTCCTCTATATCTTCCTGGGCGTACTTATTATGCTCGCTCGGAATCAGTGTACGCGGGTCTAACTTTATCTTCCGGTATTTCTCTGTAAATATAATGCCCTGGCGGCTGTTCTGGTTCAGTCTGTCGCCTACTCCTAATCTTCCCATTGTTTACCCTTCCTTTCTTGTCAATCTTATATATTCTGCTGCCAGGCTCTTATAGTCCCTTGTCGCCGCGCTCCTGGGTGTTGTCTCTATAAGGCTCTTTCGCTTCTCATACGTCCAGTCTACAACCTTCTTACTGTAGCGAATATGTGTATTAAAGGTGCTGTACTCGCTTTTCCGTAAGGCTTCTTCGCCCTTCACTACGCTTATGTCGTTCGTAAACATAGTAACCAGGCATTTAACCATGGATAAGCCGGGGTTATACGGTCTGATTTCCTCTATAACCTCTGTCAGTTCTTCCATGCCGTCTAAGGCGTTCATATCCGTCTTAATCGGTATAATAACGTCTTCTGCTGCTGCCAGGGCGTTAAGTACATTGATTCCGACACCAGGCGGGCAGTCAATAAAGCAATAGTCGTACTGGTCTTCTACCTGTGTTAATACGTCCTTCAATCTTACAATCTGGTTCGCTTCTTGGTCTAACATAAGGTCTACTGCTGCTGCGTCCATATTCATATTAGCCGGGATAATATCAAGCCCTACCTGTCCGCTGCTTCTTATTACATCTTCCGCCATTGTGTCGGCATCCCGTAAGACGTTTTCCATGCTCTTATAATCGTAACTATGTACCCCGAAGAACTTGCTTACGTTCGCCTGTATGTCATTATCCACCAGTAAAACCCGGTATTTATAGACTGTCGCCATAATCAAAGCCAGGTTTATAGCTGTCGTGCTTTTTCCTACTCCGCCTTTTAAGTTAACTACTGCTGCTGTTCTCATACGCTTACCCCTTCCTTATTTCTCTATTGCAGTTCTGATAATTCCTATTAGTTCTGTCTTCGTTACCCTTTCCCAATTTCCATATTCTTCTAATTTACTTCGTAACCAAGCGCTGCAATCTTCTTTTTCTTTCATTCTTTGCTCTTCTTTTCGTAATCTATCTTCTGCCATGTCCGCCGCTGTGATTAGCGTATTTCTTTCTTTTCGCAATTTCTCAATCTGGTCGTTTAATCTGTCTATCTCTCTTTCCTTTTCTCTTACCTCTTTTTTTGCTTCTGCTTCCCTTTTTTTATATTCGTCCGCTTCTATTATTGCTATTTCTCGTTTTTTTCTATTTTGCGTTTCTGTTTCTCTTTCACGTTCTGTAATATCTTTAATTTGTGCTTTTAATTTTCTGTTTTCTTCCAGAATATCTACTAAATGCGCTTTTACGCTATCCACGCTTATATATTCGCGTAATAGATTTTCTTCCGGTTGCTGTACCATTTCCGTACATTCTTCTTTTCTTTTTAAAAAATCAAACATTCCTAAACCTTCCTTTCTGCGGCAGCAGTCTTAACAAATGCTGCCGCTGCTGCATTGTTTACAGTTACCTTCGTGATATACTTTTTTCCTTGCCTTCGACCAAAGAAGTAGGTGCTTTATCCTTTGTTACTCTTTTCTTCCTAAGCAGCCCATATTATCGCAAGCCCTACAATCCGTCCCGCAAAATCCTATAAACCGCTTCGCATTTACCCGGTCTGTAAGTTTTGCCTTTTCTGCCGGGTATGTATCGCTTTTAATATCCAGGTTTTCTATAGTTCCGCACAGATACGCCTTAATCACTTCTATAGCAGCGTCTGAACCATACACTATAACAGCCTTTCCGCCGATTCTGTTAATTGTGTCGATAAAGGTAAGCTGTTCTTCTGTTGCTTTGTTACTCCCTACCTTCAATTCGACATACAGGTTATTATAGCCGCCTGCTGCATACGGTAAGCATATATCGCTTACCCCTGGCTTCATGCCCTGGCGCTTTAGGTCTGCCCCGGCTCTTACGCTTCTCTTTCCTTCGTTGGCTGCATGATACATAGCCTTAAGCACCGGGGTTTGTGACTGCTCCCAGCGCGCCCAATCAAAAACGGCGGCTTGTGCCTGGGCTTCGCTTTCTCTACGCTCCATACTCTAATACCCTTTCCGCTGCTCCCTGTGCTTCCTGGATTGCTGCCGTTTCTGCCTTAAGCTGCTGCTTTGCCTTCTCTGGTGTCTCTGCTATGTACTGCCCTACGGCTTTCGTAATTTCTTCTACCGCTAAAGCTGTTAATGCTCCGTCGGCTTCGTATTTCTTTAATACCGTATCTAAAGCCTGTCCCGCTAAGGCGATACCATTAACTAAGCCTTCTTCGTAGCCGTTGTCGTAGCTTCGGTCTGTTACCCTGGATAAGTACCCGTCTAACTCCTGGCGTCTCATTCTCTTAATGCGTCTTGCTGTCTCTCTGTCGATTCCTAAAGTTTTTCCCATTCTAATTCCGTTTCCTTCCATGTCTGATTGATTCTTACGAACGTATAAGTAAAGAACGTGTAACCTGTCTTTTCGTGTATACCTTCCCTAACGCTGTCGCCGTCCAGGCAATACGATTTTTCCAGCTTCTTAGGCAGTCTGGCTATTCTGTTATACCAGCCCTTGTCCTTTATCGGTTCTTTTCTTAAGATTGTCGGTTTTCTTAGGTTCTTAGAACTGTTCCAGCGTTTACCCTGTAAAGCGTCCGGGTCTTTTAACATTCCGTCACTTTGCTTTATCAGATACGACGCTAACTTAGCGTAGTTCCCGGAATCGTCCAGTGGGTTAAAGTGTGTCCGCCCTCTGCCCTTCCAGGCTTTTGTTATTGCCCGCTGGCTTACTTCGTCTGGTGTATTTATAACTAAGTGATGATGTAGCGCCCCCTTCTTGCCGATTTCCATAACGTGTATGTACTTGAATACCAGCCCCATGGATTTATACAGCTTCCGCATTTCCTGTAAGAAGTCGTCCGCGTCCGCTCTCATTGCCTTCCTTCCGCCTGGACGTTCACTAAGCTTATAGTCTAATACTAAGTGCGTGTCCCCTTCCTGGAAGTTCTCGTTTATCAATCTCCTTAGTTTTTTCTCTGCTGCTCTTTTGTTTACTTCTCTCTGTTCATCTGTTGTAAGCTGCTTCCTCTTTCCCCGCTTCACTCCCTTCTTGTTAAATCTGCTGCTATAATACTTTGATACCTCTATGGTATTTCCAGCCTTCACTACCTCTATGATGTACGGCATATACTAACCCACCCTATCGTTAATACTTTTATCAAGCCATAAAAGGGGCGGAAACCCCTTGAAAAATAAGCTTTTTTCGTTGACTTCCGCCGTACATTTTGGTATACTTATTTATGTGAGTAAGTACAACATGTACGGCAAAGCCGCTAGATTATTTCCCGATAGTCTAGCGGCTGTTTTATTGTCTTTTTTGGCTTTCTTCGGGTGTGCGTATTTTCTGCCGTTAAGCAGTTTCTTCTTTCTTCTGTGCTTCGTATTTATTTACGGACAGTTCGTAGCACCTTCTAGGCTCTTTTCCCCTGTCTCCTAAGTCTTTTATGTATTCGCGGCTCTGTAAGCGCCCTACGGCTTCGATACAGTCCCCTACATGTAGCTTTTCTGTTGCCCTGGTGGCTGTGCCGTTCCACATGATAGACGGTATATAATCGCTTAACTGGCTTCCGTCTTCTCTGTGTACCGCTAATAACAGGTCTGCAATCAGCAGCCCGCGCGGCGTTTCTCTAATCGGTACTTCCTTACATACAAACCCGGTAATAACTACCTGGTTCGTGATTCCCTTGTAATTGTCGTCTTCCTTGATAGAAAACGCCCTTACGGAAATATCCAGCTTGTCCTTAATGTTCCTGGTTCTGATTTCTCCGGTAATCAAAAGCTGTGCGCCTACTACTTCCCCCTTCTCATCAATATCCGCCAGGGTGTTATAAGCTACTGTATCTTCTTCTACTACAATGGGTAAAATATCAATGATTCCGCTTTCCCGCTGCACTGCAATATTAAACTTGTAGTACTCCGTTCCTTTTTTGTCTATGCTTGCCTGTTGCGGGTAGTCCAGGACTTCCCCATACAGTAAAATAAAATTGTTCATGCTCTCCTACTCCTTTTCCTTCTCTTTCCAGTAATATTCCTTTGTTTCCCCGCCGCTTTTGCTGGCGATTCTCTTTAATATCAACTTTTCTTCGTCCCTTCTTCTGTGTCTCTTTTTGCTAATACCATTTTGGTAGCGATATAAAGTGCTTTCTGTGTTACTTCGTCCAGTCCTTCAAGAAGTAAGTTAGCTTCTTCGGCTCTTGCCTTTTTGTGTTCCATTCTCTCAACCGTTGCCGCTGTCATATTAACAGCCCCCTTTCTTCCTTCTATTCGCTGCCAGACAGCCCCGGAAAAGTCTTTCTGTTATTTCTTCCTGGCTGCTTAAGCCTACCTTCTGCCCGGTATACGGTACACATGAAATAACCTTAGATTCTGCCGTAGTACAGTTCCTGCTGGCTTCGTTCTCATTTCGCGCCGGAACTAACCGGGTCTGCCTTCTGCCTAATGTTTCTACTTCTACTACAAATTTCTTCACTGTTTTTCACTCCTACTTTTTATGTAATTTTCTACCACTTCCGTCGCCCGCTTATAGCATTCCGTTTCACTTTCCTCTTTGATTTTGCAAATACTACGGGTTTTCTGTTCTCCCTGGTATTCCCATATTTCTATTAAGCCGTCGTCGTATAAGCTAAAGCGGCTGTGCATACGCAAGTTGCTAACCCTCTGCGCTTGCCTGTACACTCTATAGAATTTGCTAATAGCTATTCTACGGTCTGCTTCTTTGTTATCCGTCTTATGCGCTCCCTTCCTTTCTTCACGCCCTTTAATACCAGGCTTAAAACCTTACAGGCTATTACTGTTGCCGCCAGTAAAATAGCGCCCGCTGCCACTGTTACCAGAATAATAAAAACTTTCACGCTCAAAACTTTGATACCTCTAAACAAGGACTTTTATGACTGCTGCCACAGCCTTTTATCTTTTGCTTCTCAATGCTGCTATTTCTGCCTTAATGTCTTTTCCGGTGTAATCAGCTAAAAGCTTTTCGCTTATCTGATACGCCCAGGAAGAAGAACCCGGAAGCTGTATAGCTATTCCTATGTTTAGCTTCCCTTGCTGCATAGCCACCCGGACAAACTGCGGCGATACTCCTAAAATGTCCGCTGCTTCCGCTGGCTTTATGTTGTTATCCCTCAATTTATCCCGCCTTTCTTGTGTATTCGCCTTCTGCATTTACCCAGGCTTAGGACTGGCTACCGTTGGTAGGCTGCATTACGCGGCAGCTTACGCCGCCTTTATTTTCAGCAGATAAGAAACAATATGTGCGATTATATCTACCGTCCAACCGTTTCCAATTTGCTTATATCTCTGCCCTGTTGGTACTCCGCTTGTATAATTATCTGGAAGCGTCTGTAGTCTTTCCGCTTCTAGTGGTGTCGCCTTTCTAAACTTGTACAAACCGTTAGGAAGCTTAATTTTATATACACCGTTTCGGACTTCGCCGTTTTGCTTTCTTGATTGTATTTCTACTTTTCCGTCCTCGACTTTGTATACTCCTGGTCCTTCTGCTTCCGCCCGTTCTGCTACCATTGTTCTTTGACTTCGTTCTAAACTATTCCAGATAACAGCGCCGTTATAGCTTGACGTAAGGCAATACGCCTTTTCAGCGTAGGCAATTCCGCCAGCTTCTAAAATGTCCTGTAGTAAAATACCTTTATCTTCTGGTTGTTCTACCCCTGGTATGTTCGTCCAATAGCAGCGCTTTCTTCCTTGTGCCGAAACTAATCTGCTGTCAATCATTATCGGTTTTACGCCTAACTGTCTGCTAATTTCTTCTTTTATGTCGTTATGAATAGAATTGTTATTTTCATACAGGAAGTACTTACATTCGCTTTCCTTTACGGCTCTTACAAATTGCTTAAACAACTCGAACCCGATACCTTCCGAAGTTGTTTCGCGTTCCCTTTTTGCAATACTCCAATATGTACAAGGGCTTCCGCCTATAACAATGTCAAAACCTTTATACTGTGTAAAATCTCCCTTAAATACGTCGCCGTTATATTCGTCGTTCGGGTAGTTTTTCTTTGCTACCTCATTTGCGAAGTCGTCCACTTCATAACTTACATATTTTTCTACCTCAATCCCAGCACGTTCAAAAGCAACCCTGCCGCAACTGATACCATTAAATAAACTTAATACTTTAACTTTTTCCATGTGTCCGCGTCCGAACACGACTAGCCGCTTTTCCCTTTAAAGGTTGTTCTTATCCTTTCTTTATTTTGCGTCCTCTGTATTTTTCCAGGCTGGGAACTGGCTACTATCGTAGGCTACATTACGCTTTTTCTTCTCCTCTATTCGTGCTATAATTAGAAAAAACTAAAGGGGGTTTACCATGAAACATATTTCATATTCTTTTAGCGATTCTGATATAGACGCTATCACTTTTGCCCTTACTGTTTTTCCGTCTCTCGAACTGGAAGAAACAGAAGCCCAGGCAGCTATTAACTATCAGTGCTGTTGTTCCGCCGGGGAAAAGCTTCTTAAGCACGATACCAACATAGCGCCTAATGAATTTCGCGTTATCCTGGCTTCCCTTCAAGCCGTCCAGCTTATTAACCAGGGCGAACTTGAAGTAGACCAGGAAACAAAACAGAAATGTAGCAGCTACTTATTTACTGTTAATAAGCTTGTGTCTGTCTTTGATAAGCAAATGTCGTAGCTTACATTTACTGCAATTTCATTTTCAAAATTACTATTTACAAGCTGCCGAAGTCTTTCGGCGGCTTCTTTTCTGTCTGGCGGCATTTTCCCACGCTCCTTCCCGGCTTGTTTTACCGTGTAGGCGCTTTTTCTCATTAAAAAAGCTGCTTAAAAACCTGTTATCCTTCCATACGCTCTATAGCTGGCGTAACCGCTGCTATTTTTTCACAGTATGCAGTATCAGCTATTAGCTTGCTTCCTCTGCTGCAAGGTAGCCACCCTTGCCACTAATGCGCCGTGTGGGATTTGAACCCACGACTTACCGCTTATGAGGCGGTCGCTCTAACCACTGAACTAACGGCACTTGCTGGGCGACTGCTGCCGCCCTTACTTTATTACTTCATTCCCATAGCTTCCATCATTATTCCGGCTGTGCTTTCCTTTTCGTCCCACTGTAAAAGCAGCCCCTTAATTGCATACGGAAGGTCGAAAGGTATAGTTACATGTCCTTCTTCCATAGTGTTACAGGTTTCATACATTGCGTTGATTGCCGCTAACTGCCATTCCTCTACTTCGTTTTCTTTATCGCTAAGTAATTTCACTACTTCGCTTGCCGCTTTCATGCAGTTGTGCATACATCTAATGTTATTTTCTGCACAGCTTACCATAATTACCGGCTTTCCTTCTGCTTTGGCTTTCTCAAATTCTGCGCGCTGCTTCGCTCCCTTTTCTTCTTCCTCTAACATAAATTCCGCAAAATAACATACAAGCTGTCTGGTTCTTTTAATTGCCTTTTCTCTGGTTTCTGTAAAATTTCTCATCTTCTGCACTCTCCTTTACTTTCCCTGTTTCAGTCCTAAAATGTAAAAATATACTTTTCTCTGTAAGCGATAGTCCATTTTGTCAATGAAGCTATGTAATGCTCGTTTAATAGTGTCCGGCTGCATTGTCCTTTACCTTCCTTTCGTTTTTTCTGTTGCTATGCGATAAGTATATATCGCTTTGCTACTGCTTGTCAACACTTTTCGCAAATATTTTTGTTGCTTTGCGATATTTTTTGTGCTATAGTAAAATCACTTCATAGAAAGGGGGCATTGTTTTGAACGGAAGATTAAAACAGCTTAGAAAAGCTTTGAATTTGAAGCAAGGCGATTTTGCCGCTGCGCTTTCAATTTCACAAGGTCACTTGTCGGATGTGGAAAACGGACGTAAAGAAGTATCTGATAGAATTATTAGTATTTGCTCGTTGAAATTCAACGCTAATGAAGAATGGCTTAAGACTGGCAACGGCGATATGTTTAACCCTATGTCCGAAGACGAAGAATTAGATATGTACATAGGTCGCATATCCGGCGGCGAAGATAAGTTTAAAAAGAATCTTCTTAAGGCTCTTTGTAAGCTTACGAATGAAGAATGGAACGTACTCAAGAAAATCATTGCAGAAATGAAAGAAGGGTAGACGCTATTTACGTCCACCCTTCAACCCCAGGATATAAAAGTATATTTTCCTTAACAATCTTTCTTCCTGGATAGTATCTATAAGGTTGTGTAGCTTCTCACGCATTATAGTTAAGCCCCCTTCCTTAGTGCTATCCATTATAAAAGATTTTGCTCTGCTTGTCTTATATTCTAAAAACATTTCCAAAATCCTGGAAATATTTTTAGCGCTAGGGCTTCAAAGGTTTTACTATGGTATACTACTTATATTCCGATTCGTACAGTTCGCTAATGCGGCAGCCTAACCCCTTGGCTATCTTTTCCAGGTTAGCCAGTGTAGGCGAAGTTTTCCCGTTTTCAATATTGTTAAGCGTGGATTTGCTTACACCTGTTACAGCTGCTACAGCTTCCAGCTTTAAGCCTTTAGCTGTACGGATTTCCCATAACTTAATAATTACCATAATCTACCAGCCTTTCCGCGTGATAGATTTATGGTACTAAACTTACAGAAAGGCGGTTTTTATGGGACTGTTTAACAAAGAATCATGTATTATATGCAACGGAAAAACAAACGCTTTAACAAAAGCTAAAGCTTCTTCCGGCGTTGTATGTTCTTCCTGTCTTTCCCTTTGTAGCCCTGGCTTCATAAGGAATATAGGGAACAAAACTACTACGGATATTAAAGAACATATAGAGTATGTAAAAGAGAATCAGCTTTTATATAATTCTTTCCAGGCTACGGACACTGTAGGAAAACTATTTTTTGTGGATAAAGTAAACCAACGGTTTTATATTCCCGTTCCTGCTGCCACATTGTATAATAAAATACCTATTGTATATTCCTTTGATAACATAGTAGATTATGAATTAGTCGTTGACGGGGAAAGTTATACAAAAGGCGGCGCAAGTATAGGGCGCGCACTTATCGGCGGCGCTATTTTCGGCGGTGCGGGCGCAATAATCGGCGGTTCTACCGGGAAGCGCAAGCAAAATGAAGTCATTAAAAAAATGTATATAAAGATTTCCTTAAAACACCCCTATGACAGTTATACGGAAATTCCTTTAATCTCTACAGAAGTTAAGAAAGGCGCTTTTATTTATAACACCATGACAGACGCGGCTAATAAAATTCTTGCCCTATTAGATTCAATGGTAGCAAGTGAACCCGTCGCCATTCCTTCCGCTTCTGCTGCTGATGAATTATTGAAATATAAGCAACTGTTAGACTGCGGCGCATTGACACAAGAAGAATTTGATACAAAGAAAAAAGAATTATTAAACTTATAAATACTTGCTTTTTGCTGGCTGCCACCAGCTTAAGCACTTAAAAAG